ACGCAATAGGCTCGGGACATATCGGCGAGACAGGACGCCTCGCAGGGTGCCAGATCGGCTTGTGTGAGGCGGTTGAATGCCTCAATTTCGGCCCACTCAAGCGGGGCAGCGCCTGCCATGCTGTCACTGGCATATCCAAGCGCCTGCCATAGATCGGCCAGACGTTCGGTTTCTGGCAGTTCAGGCAGAGTTTCGCCAAACAGGGCAAGGCGGTTTTCTTCTTGCCCCTCGGGCTTCGCATAAAGCCACCCGACCTGCGCAGCGAAGGTTACGAGGCGCTGTCGGCTTCGGTAAAAAGGCGGTGTTCTTCCGCAATTGCTGAATTGACCTGCCCGAAGAACAGCGTGCCGGGGCCGCAGACTTTCAGGATGTTTTCGGCGGTCAGTTCAAGCGCAACACCGTCCCATTCAATGCCATCCCATTCGGCGACAGATGCCACCACCAGCGCGGCCATGGCCTGCTCTAGTTCGTCCTGAAACTTGGCAAGAACACCGTCTGCATCGCGGTCGCTGGTGCGTGCCATGCGCTCGCCCTTAAGCGCCTGCACACGCTCCACGCGCCGGAATGCGTCCATTACACCTTTAGCGCCCATGCCCTTGATGCGCAGCTTCGGGCTTTCGCCTTCAGGAATGCGCGGATGGCGCAAGGTGACCCACGAACCACGCTCAGACGCGGCTCGCAGGTCAAGCTTTGCAAAGTCCATTACGGGAACGTCGCGTCAACAGTGGGCGAGTTCTGCTTGAAATTGACGCTGAACCCCTCGAACGAAGTGTCATCCCCCTGCACTTCGACATAGCTGTGGAAGTAGCCTGTCGCATATTGCAGTTCATTGCCTGCTGCCGGCGCGCCGTCAGTGCCGGTTCCCCGCGTGATGCGGATCGAGCCGATAGCCGCAACCCCACCAGCATTTGCCAAAGTGCGGACAGATGCCTGACCGGCATCGGAGGTCACAATGCGGAAGGTCGCCGTGCTGTCGTTCCCAGCCCCGGCACCTTTCACGCCGCGAGTGATCCCAGTCTGAAGGTCTGGCACATCAATGTTAGCGTGCGAAAAGCCGATCTGCGGAAGGGTCTGAACCCCATTGACCTTAGTCCAGGTCAGGGCCGCAAAGCCCGCTGCATTTTCAGTTGCCGGGGCTGCGGGAGCAACCCAGAAGGTTTTGCCAATGTGGGAACGGCTCATTTCTTGGTTTCCTTGTCAGTGGTTTCTGAGAGAGCGGGATCGGCAACCCATCCGGCTGCTTCCCAAGTCGCCTGATCTTCAGGCAGCACATTCGCCTCCCCGAGCGGGAAGGACTTGTTCGTCATCCGAACTTTCATGGTCACTCCGTTATGTAGAAGATGCGCACCGGCTTGCGGAAATAGGCTCCGTCCTGAAACGGAGTGCCGGGAGAGGCGGGCGCGTAGAACACCAGCTTACCGGCCCCTGCGGTCAATCTGAGAGCCTTCGGGAACCTGTCGGCAATCTGCGCCGCCAATGCGTTCGCTTCGTTCGCAAAGCCCCCTGAGCGCGTCACAACGGTCAGCAGGACAATCCCAGTTTGGATGGGGCCATTTGCGTCAATCGTATCATCGAACCGCTCGCCGGGGACATGGCGGAACTCGATGTATGTGCCGCTCGGCGTAAAGTCGTCATTCGGCCATGCAATCGGGGTTGAACCCATGCCTGCGAGGTGCTGGCCGATGGCCTGCTCGATGTCGTTTTCGTTCATCGCACCCTCGCCGCATTTTGAGCCACAAGACGCGACCACTGTTGCGCAGCCTTATCGCGCCACAACCCGCCGCCTTGGCCGACGCCGACCATGTAGTGACGCGGAATTGCGTATTCGGCAGTCCACGCCACTTGGAACGGGTCGCCAAGTTGCAGGGCGCTCAGGCCAAGCACGTAGCTATCGCCGCCCTCGGCAACCTGTGCGCCTCGCAATTCAGTCACCAAGCTGTTGCGCAGAAAGCCGGTATCGACCGGCATATCCCCGCCATCGGCAACCGTGCGCTGTGCAATCCGCACCGTATCCTGAATTGACTGCCGTGCGACCTTGAGCATCTGATCGGCGGTCTTGTCGGCGAACTTGGAAACGTCCGCGACAAACTTGCGGTTGTCAGCCACGGAGCCAATCCACTACGTATTCGTCATAGCACCGGCAGTTGATCGTTTGATCTGCCGAAGCCCCTAGCGATGTGTCGCCGGGGTAAAGCATCCGCGAGCCATCGGGCAGGGTGAATGGCGTTTGCATGCCATCAACCTCTTGCCCGCTAACCTGCGCATGGTCAGGCCGTGTGCGGCTGTCCATTGTCGCGTTCCAAACCCGCTTAACCGCGTCCTGCGCAATCGCGCCCGCTTCGATGCCCTGTTGCATCCCCTCACGCCGCCCTGCGCGTAGGGCTGTGATGCTTTCCGTCCGGGCGATGGTCTCAGCCCTATGCTTCAGCATCCGGTCACTGTAGCGGGCTGCAATCCGGTCTATATCGGCCTGTGCCAGCGGCCTGCCGTCCTTAATCGCCTTGCGCACCAGCGGGTCAAACCTGCGATCCCGTAGCTTGCGGCTGAAATACCCCGCGTCCAGCGTTTCTAATTCGGCCCGCGCGTTGGCCAGGTATCCCACTTGAGGCCGCGACAGGCCGATGAAGCCGCCTTGCCGCACGTTACCCGGCCCGATTGGCCCCGCGATCTGCACCGCAATCTTGCGCGGGTTAATCCCTGCGGCCAGTTGCGTGCCGATAGTCTCGCGCAGCATGTCCAACTGCTCATTGACGATACCCGTCACAAGCCCGCCTACATGGCTGCGCGCCCACGCCTCGGCGCGGGTCGCTCGACCATCAAAACCGAACGACACGGCGAAAGCCGGGGCTGCGGCTGATACCGTCTGCCCGCCCGCAACATATGCGCTAGTGATTGACTGATCGAACGGAAACAAATCAGCACGGGTCATGCCCGCGATGTTTATGGCACGGTTAAAGTCCCGCGCCTCGATTGCTGCAACCAATTCGGCCAAATTGATGCTGCCTGCCTTGCTGCGGATCGCATCAAGAAATGCGCGCTCGATCTGTCCATCATATTCCTTGAGCAGCGCCGCCAGTCTGTTTTGCAGGCGGCGGCGGTTGCCCATGCTTAGACCCTACATTGCGCGAAATAATAAAGCGGCACCCCGCTAGGCCCGGTCTCCCGAACGCTGATGATGCGATAAACCGTGCCGAGAATATTCAACGTGCCAGAGGTGCTGGGCTTTGGCCCCGTAGCCGCCAGCATCACGCGCCGGTCGCCTTGCTGGATCAAAGTCCCGTCAATCATCGTCTGCGGAAAGTCGCTTACAATCGCGGGCAACTCGTATTCGGTAGGCTCGCCATAATACCCCGTATCCCACGGTGTCGCAGGGTTGTCGGGCTTTTCGATCAGCGTGACAATGAACTCGCCCGTTCCCACATCGCGGGCAACGTCGCTAAGTGCCTGTGCGACTTCCGCCGCGATAGATGCGCCGCTCATTCAAAGCGGCTCGCCATCAGATCGGTCATTTCCTTTTGAGCCATGACAAGCGCCCCCAGCAATGAATAAGGGCCGGCCATCCCGGCAATCGTGTAACTGCCGAGATTGTCGCCGTGCAGCCTTGCACAAACAATGCCGGTAATCTCGCCCGCCTCTGCCATTTCCAGCATTTCGCGGAGCGCCTTGATGCAACCCTCGTTCGGCGTGAAGGTATTCACCTCGCCGCCGCGAAGGCTCACCACACTAGGCACGGAGGAGGAACCGGGTGTTTCCTGTGTCATTAACAAATGGCTTTAGCAGATCAGCGGCCATCATAACAACCGCTCGCTGCGCATCCGCGCCCGTCTGTCCCATGACAGTCCATGACAGTTCGCCCACGCGGGTCAGAACCTTTTGCTGTCCTGGCACAACCGTGGGCTGCAACCCGCCGGGGGTCGCTTCCTCATAGCGTGCCAGAATAGCCTGTGCCGACTTCACATCGGCAGGAATTGTGCCACCCAGCGTAGGGAACGGATAGTCCGACTTCCACGTAAGCGACTTGAGATAGAGAAACGCACGCCGAAGCGCCGCCTCCCTTAGAACGTCCGTGCCATCGAGCGCAGCACCAAACAGATCGGTTTGCGTGTCGGCATATTCGACAAGCGTGACGAAGCTATCCGCCCCCGCGATGCCGGTGCCGTTCTCGATGGTGAGCGCCATCAGTCAGCCTTTCTTGGGCGACCGCGCCGCTTCACCGGGGCTTCGGCTTGGGTTTCGGTTTCTTCGGCTTGTAGGCCATCGGGTGCATTCCAATCCGCAGGCTTGAACGCCGCGTCGATGATCTTAAACCCCTGCGCGCGCAATTCCGCCTTGCGCTCGGGGCTAACGGGGTGAGGTTCGTAATGGATCATAATTCACCCCTTCAGGCGAAAGGGGGAGGGCCGAAACCCTCCCCGCAATCATTAGCTACGGTCGCCCACAGCAGCCACACCAGCGGTGTGCTTGATGTCGGTTGCAGTCTTATCCCAGTTGGTGCCGGTCGCGAGTTCGGCGTCGGTCGGCGACTTGCCGCCGTTCGTCTCATCCCACGAATAGCCCTTCAGGCCGAGGCCGAAGCTGTAATCAACCTGCATCGTGGTTTCGATGCGCTGCTGGCCGTTGTTGGTTTCGATGTTGCTGATAACGTCACCGCCATCGAACACAGTGGCAGCGCCGGTCGCCAGCGAAAGCACAGTGTCAGTCCCCGGCGAGCCAGCAGCCACAAGCGAAGGCGCATCGGTCACGATCACCGCCTTGTTCAGGATGTCCACGATGGTGACGCCCTGCGCAAGGAACAACTGACGGGCGTTGATCAGGTTCTGCCCGATCAGCTTGTGATACATCGAACCCGTCATCACCTGCGCCACCAGATCGCCCGAACGGTCGCCGAACAGCGCGTGGCTGTCGTTCAGCGTGTTGTAGGTGATCACGGCGTTGGTGCCAGCGGTGATGTCCACCGTGGTGGCAGCGCCCTGGTTGACGATGGCCGCACGAAGCGCCGCAATCGCGGTGTTCAGCTGGTCGCGCAGCATGGCTTCAGCGAAGTTGCGCGAAGCGACTTCGATGCCTTCGGTGGTCGGCTTGTTCAGCCAAGTCAACTGCGAGGGCTCATAGCGGATGGGGCCGAAGCCGCCGCCAACCTTTACAGACGAATTGCGAAGCTGGGTCAGGTCAGTCGCTGCTGCCGAAGACTGTGCAGCGTAACGGTCAACGCGGCGCTGAGCAGTGTGGATGGCAGCGAAGAACGATTCCTGAAGGAAGTCGCCGTCGAAGCCGCTGGTGGTCAGCGTGATCGAACCTGCCGAGGCAGCGTTGAACTTGTCAACCATCTGGCCAAGCGTTTCGATGGTGGCAGGCATGATGTATTCATTGAATACCTGCATCTGGGAGAGAGACATAATTCAGATCCTTTTAGGAGGGAAGGTCGGGGAAACGCGCCTTCAGTGCGGCCTGCCGCTCGGTTTTCGAGCCGGCCAGATCGCCCTTTGACGCGGTTGGTTTGCCGCTACCAAAATCGTTGTCCTTGAGCCCCGCGCCCTGCGGCTTGGAGACAAATGCAGCACCCTCACCAGCGGCCCACGCCTTGACGTAATCGCCAAGAACCTTTGGCCCCATGGTGCTTTCCACGTATGCGGTGCCGTCATCCGCCAGCTTCACATCGCCCGCCAGCATCGCTGTTGCGGCCTTCAGGAAAGCTGGCTCGGTGATCCCGGCAAGTTGCAGCGCACCCTGAAGCGATTGATCGCGGGTGACGCCCGTGTATTTGCCCTTCCAGTCGCTCGCTTCGGCAGACAGCGCCGAAAGCTTGTCCTCTAGCGCACTGATCTTTGCTTGCGTTGCTGCCGTATCCGGTGCGCCCGCCTGCAATTCATCGATCTGCGCCTTGAGCTTGGCAGCTTCCGCGCGTGCAGCCGCATCCCGTTCTTTCGTTCGGGCATAGGCATTGCGAAGGCTGGCGACTTCAGGGTGGTCATCCACACCTTCGAGGGCGAGAATGAATCTCCCGTCCGCTTCGGTGTAGAGTGCTGCAATGGCTTCATCGAGGCCATCGGTCGATTCAAGAACGGTCTTGAGGGCCATCGGCCTCTCCTTTGGTTAGCGATTGCCCATCGGGCGGGGTTTAGACAGGTTCATCAGCAGCATCGGACGGCGCATCAAGGCGCGCGTTTTCTTCCTCTGCCGTGATTTCATTCGAGAAAATGCCGCCTCGCTGGCCGTTCTCGAAATAGGTATCCCAGGACATGCCGCCTTCCGAATAGACGCCGAATAGCGCCGCAAAGTCCTGCGGCGACATGGTGCGATCCATCAAATCCTTGGGCGGCGTGACCACGATGTCATCTTCGGGCAGGCCCATAATCATGGCCGCATTTTTCAAAGCGCGCTCAAGCAGCAAGGCCGAGTTCTGCGCGACACTGGTCAGGGTCGCGGTCTCGCTATGATAGCGCAGCTTCTTAGCCTCGCCGCTTTCTGCACCCTGTGCCGTCTGTTCAAACAACCTCGCACCAGCTTGCACCGCAGCCTCGCGCTGGCGGGTCATGGCCTCGTCATGGGCCTCGATGCCTGCGCAAGTGGGCGAGACATATTTCAAATCCGGCGTCATGGTATCGCTGCCGGGCATTTCATGCACAACGCCCGCGCCGATATAGTCTGGCCCCTTGCCATTGATGGCGACAAGCGTTTCCTGCCCGCTCATGTAAAGCTGGTGGCGGTAGTCTGCCGAGAGTTGGTAAAACGCCTTTGCAGCCCGTGCCACGCCGATCAGGGGCGGGGCTTCGATGCGCGGCGATAAATCCATTGCGCTGCCGATGACAAACGGAATGCGAGGCAGGAAACCGCCGCCCCGCGCCCGAACCTGCATCTGCTTAATGGTGTTGCCGTTTTCATCCAGCAGCGTCGGGACGTATCCAGCACCGATGACACTCAGCACCAGATAGCGTTCGATCTGCTTCCACACGAAACCGTCGCGGCTCATCGTGCTTTCGTCCAGCACCCACCATTCGGAGTCCCAGTTCAGCACCTTGTCGCGGCGATAACCGCGCAGCCAAGGATTGCCGCCCGTTCCCGGCCCGTCACCTGCTGGAGCATCGGTCAGAACGGCATAGGAGCCAATCACAAGCAACTCGCGCGTGATGCGCCGGGAGAACGCCTCTAAGGGCAGTCCGTTGCCGTCACTGTCCTCATAAAGATATTCCATGGCAGTCGGCATTTCGACTTGCCATTCCTGCCCGTGGATGATGCCGATCATCGCGCCTACGGAGGGCGCAAGGAACTCCGGGAACTGCGCCCGGTTGGCATAAGCGGCATACATCGCCTTGCCGCTGTCATCCTGAGAGGCGAACCCTGAAGGCATCGGCAGATATTCCGTGCCGCGCGCCTTGATCGCTTCCTCCCCATCCATGCAATCGCGCATCAACTGCCATTCGGAGCGGCGGATGGTCGTTATTGCGGGGTGAAGAGTTTTGACTCCTGACATATTCAGTAAGCCCCCTTCACGGCGCGTGTTTTTGTCTCGCCCACAGCCTTGATCAGAGGCGCGATGGCGTAGCGGATTGCGTCAATCGCATGGTTGTTTGCGTCCATCAGATCAGGCAGAACATCGCCCGCCGAATTGACCTTGTGCGCGTAAAGGCGGCATTCGGTCGCCGTGTGCTTGCAGCGCGGGTGAACCACGATTTCCTTGAAGCCGCGCAAGAACCGCACCCCTTCCATGACACTGTTTGGCCATTTCTTGACCGGCACAACACGGGGGAGGCCATTGCGGATTGCGTAGCTGATGGTCTTGGGTTCGGCGCTATCAGCGCGGGTCGTGTAATTCTCAAAGCTCGGTATCTTGCCGGTTACGAAAGCGGACATACCGTCAATTTCAACGCCAGTTTTGTAGGCTTCATGTTCGACATAAAGCCGTTCGTTGAACACCCAGCAGCGGACGGCTGCTAGTGGGTCAGGGTTAAAACCGAAGTCCAAGCCCTGATAAGGCCCATCCCAACCGGCGGCGGGTTCAAACTCTGCGATCCGCCACTTGTTTGCGAGAACCTGGCGTTCGCTGTTCTCAAGATAGCCACCTTCCCAGACATGGTGATAGGTGCCAGGATCAAGCCGCTCTTGTTCGCGTTGTCGCAGAGCCTCAAGACCGGACGGAAAGAACGGGTTATCCCTGTGATTGACTTCGACCACGACAGAGCGGGGCGGCGGCATTTTGCGGAACCGCGCATCAACCGGCGAACCAACCCACTTGCCGCCTTCCTCTTGGCGGGCTTGCTCAGGCGGGTTCCACACTGCCCACAATTCAGACTTAGGCTGGCGGAAGACGGTGGCCTCAAGCGCAAGCCACGCCTCTTCGGGGACATCCTCGGCCTCTTCGACAATCGTCAGGTCGATTTGCGCGAGCGACTTAATCGACTGGATGTTGCGCCGCATCCCGCGAAAGATGAACTCCGTCCCGTTGTGCCCGCGCAGATAGTCCTTGCCGACATCATACGCCGCAGTCAGCCATGGTTCGGAGGCAATCGCCGCCTTCAATTCGGCGTGAAAACTTTCGGCAATCGAAGCCTGAAACTCGCGGACGCACAAAATGCGCAGCGGCTCACGCGCCCCGAATATCGCAGCCATCTTGGCAACGCTGAAAGACTTGGCCGATCCGCGCCCACCATGGAATGCCCTGTAGGCGTATGTGCCAAGTTCCGGCGTTAGGGCGGTTGCCAGCTTTGCTGCCAGCTTAATCTTGAGCGTTGCCACTCACTGCCACGATTTCAATGCGAGATGGCGGCGGCGTCATGCTGCCGTCAGTGGACTTATTATCGACCGTCTGTGTCGGCTTACCGTAACCGCGATCCAGCAACGCATTCGCGGCACTGACCCTAGCGCCCTCGCTTGCTGCTTTGTTAGTGGCGATCTCGACAAGAACGCTCAAAGCCGTTTCGCCGTGATCTTTCGCCATATCCATTAAGTCGCGCTTTGCTTGCGTAACCCTACCTTTGGGCCTGCCAGCGCCGCGACGAGCGCCGCCATGAGCCATCTTGAAACCCTCAATTCTTTTTCAAGGAATGTTTGCCGCGACCACGTGCGGATTGCGCCTCACCGCCACAGCTTACCAATGCCTGCGCCGATCATCAGAACCGCTATGCCTGCAAGACTGCCCACCAGAAATAGGGCTGTTGCTATGCAGAGGCAGATTGCGGCGAGGCGCATTGACTGGCCTCCGTGTGTTTGCCCGCTACGAACTGCCGCTGTGCATTACTCGCTCGGCTGTCGAGGGGCAGGAGCCGTAGCCCCTAACGCGAAAGCGCCTCGCAGGCTTCCCCACAAGGCGCTATTCTAGATATTGGCGTTTCGCTTACCACAATGGGCCGAATGCGTCAAGTCCTCATGAGCACCACATACCGCCACCAGGCTCCTGCACACAATTCCAGCGATGATCCAGCCAGTGACTAGCGCGCATCCCGTGCTGATCCTCCACCATGCTGTGAACCAAAGTCATCAACTCAAGTCCTCCGCATGAAGCAAGTGCAATCCCAATGCAGTGGGCGGCGTAATCCAAGCCGGTTGCGCGATCATCTACTTCGGCCATGAGTGATTTGGGTGTGCGGAAATCCAAACCCGTCATGATGGGCAATGCGTCCTTGGGGTGCGGTAGCTTAGTTTTCTGCTCCCAAGCCTTTCTTGAAGCCTCGTGGATGCGGCCTAAGAGCGCGGCCAATTCTTGCATTTCCTGCTTACCCAATACGGGCCTAATCACGGCTTCCATCAGTTGCCCCATCCATTGCGCTTTGCCATCGCGTTCAGCTTTTCTTGCAGCTTACCGATTTCGGACGCAAGAGCCTTCGCTTCGGCGCGCACCTCGGCAAACTCGCTTGGCTCACGAATAGGGCCAAAATCCTCTTCGCGCCTCTTGGCCACGAAGTCCTTAGACAAGCCAGTCTCTTTGGCAATTCGCTCATCAGACCAGCCGTCTTCATAGCTGCCAGTCTCGGGATTAAAATAAGTAACCAAAGCAGTCACAGCTGCGGAGCGGGCTTGGCGAGCCTCATTGCTGTTGGCGGGGGCAGACTTCAAGGTTGCTACATTAGACACGGCAATTTCCTTTTCTGGCTTCGATGAATTACATACGGGGCATACGGGCCGCTTTCGTAAGATCCAGCCCCTTTGCGTGAAATGCTTCGGCAAGGCTTCAGGCGGTGGTGTCCTGCCCGGTATCTGCCATTCGTCATGCCCGCCGCACTGGGCACACTCGATACGCGCAGCGACCCTTCCCATCCGATTTAGAAGTTCGACAGGCGCGGCGATGCGGGTATAGTTTGCGTTCGGAGCGACCATCACCAACGCTCCTTCGCTGCAATAAAATCCGCCACAAATTGGACAATCACCAGCGCCTTGTCACGCGCAGCCCGTTCGCTAACTGCGGCAGTCTCACAAGCCTCTGGCCCTGTCATACCCCAACGGCACACGCGCTCGAAAACCATATACCAAGCCGTCACCCCGTCGAAGTAGCCTTCGATGCGCCGCAGATCGTCACGATGCTCCAGGACGCGCCCTAGGCCATCGTCGCCCGTTGATGCTGGCACCGGCTCGCCGTAGCGCCCCGTTAGCTTCTGCGAGCCGTAAACAGCCTGCCAAAGCCCTTGCATCCGGCGGATCGTGCTGGCCTGCATATCGGTGATGCGCCGTTCACGTTCCCAGCGCAGCACGGGGTCACGCACGCAGCGATGCGCCATTGCCTTGGTGTTGCTCTCGGCGTCGGTGACGAACTCGCGGATGTAGTCGCCGGTCTTAAGCTGCTCAGGTGTCGGCAAGTCCATTGGCTCGGCGGCGATTGGCTTGCGGGCTTTACGCTTGGCTCGGGTCATGCTGCACCTTTCAGAAAGTCAGGCTGCACCGGCTTGGGCTTGGGTGCCTCGATGAACAGGTCGGATTGTTTCTGCGCTTCCTCGATGCGGCGGCAGGCGATGTCGAAATACCGCTGTTCGCGTTCGATCCCGATGAAGCGCCTGCCCATCTGGACGGCTGCAACGCCAGTGGTGCCGCTGCCCATAAAGGGGTCGAGGATGGTTTGAGCGGCGGGGAGAAAGCCCAAGCACCAGCGCATAAGAGCTAACGGCTTTTGCGTCGGGTGAACCTTGCTGCCGTCTGTGCCGGTCGGCGTCATTACGTTGGGGCAAAGCTTAAAGTTGCGGATCGGTTGATCGAGCGTAGTCCATGCCAATTCGGAGTGACCGGTTGTGAAGTCGGGAATGCCTTTGTCCCACACAAGCCAACCGCGCGCCAAAGGCAGGTCGAAGTAGTTCCCGCCCCAAACAATTGCAGGCAGGTCGCCAACAATCGCCGCGACAAAGTTCGGCGCTTTTATGTCCCAGCCTCGCGCCTCGGCAGGATTGAACGCCCAGCTTGACCTACCCTTGCCGCCGCCACCCTGCCACAAGTCGCCAAGCCCATAAGGCGGATCGGTCACCACCGCGTCCACCTTGCCCAGCGTCGGCAGAACGTCGCGGCAATCGCCAAGGTAAAGCGTGGCATTACCGATCACGACAGGCTCAACCATCGACCGCCTCCTCATCCTTACGCCGCTGGATCAGCATGGCCTCGGCGCGCTTGTGCAACCCCCATCCGTCAAGCTCACCAGCGTCGATTGCCTTGATGAATGACGGGGGCAGCATGGTCTTGACTAGCTCACGGGCTTCCAAAAGATCGGTCTGCGAAAACACATTCGGGTCAGTCACGGTCAGTCCTCCCTGCGCACTGCGACGACATCGCCCGCGCTTCCGGTGTGAATGAATACGGTTGTCGAAACTGGCCAAGGCAGCGGATCGCACCAGCCCATGCGCAGTTGCGTGAACAGGCGCTCGCCCCATGATGCAGGTGGCTTTTGCTTGCCGGTGATAAGCTGATAGCCGGGGGCGGGGATCGGCTTAATCATCGGTTTCAATCTGCTTGATTAGCGTGCCCAGGCGCTTCGGTTGGCCTTGCCGGTCGTCTGTCAGCGCAACAACAGTCTGCTCAGGCCGGTGACAGGCCAACGCCCACGCAAACGGATCGGGCTTACTCACCTCTTGCGCGGCCTTCACAAGCGCCGGAATGATCTGCCCGTGATGTGTGGCAGTCTGGCGAACCTCGGCGCAGGCGCGTTGCAACGTAGCTGGCGGAATATTCCGCACCTCGGCAACGGCAACAGCCAACCAATCGCGGGCGGCACTGTCTGTCATGCCCACAGGGCGAACAAGCGCAAAGCACCGCTGCAATTCGGTGATCGGATCACATTCCATAAAGCCTCCTCACTTCCTCGCCTATGTCGTTCATTGATGCGCCTCGGGATTGCCCGCCTTGCGCGCGGTCTTTCACATATTCGGCCTTGAAGCCCTGCCATCCGCTTTCGGCGGCTTCGGTCACGGCTTGAGCGAGCGTCCAGCCCACCTTTGCGGCCTCGGTTTCCATGCGCTTGAGAACAGTTGCGGTGATCGGCTTTTTGCGAACCCGCTTCCAATCAGACCAAACCTCGGCAGACACACCATCAGGCCGCTGCACCCCCTTGGGGGTTGGGGGGTCTTTCTTTTCTTCTTCTGTATCTGCTTCTGTATCTGTATCTGTATCTGTCTCTTGGGCCGTTACGGTAACGTTTCCGAAACGTTTCACGTTGTTACGGTATTGTTTCTTTTGCTTTTCTCGGAAGGCACGAACACGCTGAGTGCTATTGTCGCTCTTGTATTGAAGTTCGTCCCATGCGACCGGGTTCATGCCCCCGTCGATCAATCCGACTTCGTGCAATCGGCGGCTGATCTCATCCAATTCACGAAGCTGCACGCCCAGCTTTACGGCAACCTTGCGCTCCCAAAGGGGGCTGCGCTCTTCATCCAGAAGGCCGTCTGCCTTGAGGCAGCACAGCGCCACAAAATGCCAGCGATCCTCGAACGCAAGAAGCCGCAGCTTTTCATCGTCGATAATCCGGTGATACAGCCGGAACCACGGAAGCGCGCTCACTTGCCCACCTCCCGCAATTCGTCATAAATCGGGCGCAGGATCGGAAAGAGCGTGCAGTAGTGGTCAAACTGCTGATATGCCCAGATCATCGTGCTATGATCGTTCCGGCCCACAATCTCGGCAATGCGCGGGTAGGAATATATCGCCGTGTTACGGTCGCGCAGGACGCGCGTGACAAGCGACCGAGCTGCCACGACATACTTTTGCCGAGACGCACTAAAGAACGTCTCACGCGGCAAATCCATCGCATCGCAGACCCGCTCGATCACGCTGTCGGCGTAGTTGGTGCTGCCGTAAACAGGCGGCGGGCCTTTGTAGCGAAGCACCGCTGTTTTCTGCTTGGGCTTGTCGGGGATGCCCTTTGCCAGTTCGGCAATGCGCTTGCGTTCCTCGGCAGTGATGGTCGATGTGCCGCGCCGCGCCGGGAGCGGCTTGACGATACCGCGCACGCGAAAGTCTATGCCGTCGCCTTCGGTTGGATCGCCGATGTGTGCGCCCTCGACCTTGACCGGCAACCGTGCGAGGCGGCGCTCGATCTCGGCAATGCTAAGACGCGGCCCGCCCATGTTGATTAGGTTGGCCCTGATCTTGTCGGGGCAGCGCAGGTATTTGAGTTCTTCAACGGTCACGGCGCACCTCCCGGCCTTCGCAGGCATCGGCGGCGCGCTTCGGGTCGCCCTTGCAGAAAACAAGAATGTTTTGGTGCGTCTTGCCCAGCTTGCGCCCCGCCTTGAATTGCTTGGTTATGCGAATGGGCAGTGAACCGACCGCCGTGACCAAAATCGCCTCGTTATAAAGCCGCGCACCCGCCGCCTCGAACGCCTCAACCGTTGCGCCCGTAAAGTTGCGGTAAAAGCCCTTCTTGCATCGGTAGTCCCCCACAACGAAGCAAGCAAAACGGTCAGGCTTTAGTTTTGCAACTCCTGCCGCAATGATACGCTTGTAGCTGTGCAGAAATTCCTCGTGCGGCATTGCGCTAAGGTCTTCCGGCAAGTCGCTGTAGACTTCTAAATCGCCGTAAGGCGGGCAGCTAAACAGGAAGTCAGCAGCGCCGCCCCATGCGGGCAGGGTTTCCGCGCTATCGCCGCAATACCAGCGCGGCGGGCAGTCCGGCGTAATAGCCGCTGCTTGCGCTTCGTTTGCCGCAACCTGTTCGGGCCGCAATTCAAATCCGTGATATTGGAAGCCGAGGACGCTTGCGACGATGCCGCGCACGCTGCCGCCCGCGAAGGGGTCGGCAATTACGCCCCCCGGCGGGCAAAACCAACGGTAGCAAAGCTCAGTAAGCACGGGGTCAAAAATGCTGGTGCCGCTGCCGCTTTCTTCGCTGACAGTGTAAGCAGACAAGGGCGAGCCGCTATGCCCGCCGGGGCAAGCCTTACGTGCGGCCAAGTCTGTTGCGGGCGCGCTCACTTGCCCCCCCCTACGCGGTGTTCGCCGCGCATTAGGTCTTGCCCGAAGGTGCGTGCGTATTGCTTAGTCATCTTGCACCTCGCCGGAATTTGCCGAGCCTTGCGCCGAAAGTGACGCAGCCTTTTGTTTCCTGTAGAAATTGAGGCCGCGCTCCGTGATCTGCGGGCTGTCCCCCCATGTCAGCCCCCCCCCCGTTGCCAAGCATATCGCCACCGCGCCCGACCTCGCTTTTAATGCCCAGCGCAAGCCATTGCCGCTTGCGCTCCTGCCACCAGCCTTCGCGGGCATTGAGGACAGAAAAGGGCGGGTAATCAAACGTCCTCGCCAGCACGGATTTGTGGCCGTTAACGACGGGCTCCCCGAACAAGTCAGTTTCCTGCATCGCCATACCTTTCGATGAGTGCCGCCTTGCCCGCTTCGATCAGCGCAGCAGGTTCGCGGCCTAGTTGTTTCTGAAAATCAGGGCGCAGCAGCGCCTCGCGGGCGCGGGTGATCGCCTTTTCCTGTGCGCCGAGGCGCGGGAACTTAGCGGCAAGCAAAATTGCCTCACGCCAGTTATCGGCGCGCATCGCGGCCAACACGGCGTCAAGTTTGCGCGGGGGGTCAGCCACGGCGCACCTCCCAGCCTTTGCGTGCGGCATCGGAGCGGGCAGGACGCAATGCCCTACGCGCCGCAAGTTTGCGCTCGATCTCGGCGTGCCAGTTGGCAATGCGGGCGTTTGTGATGATAGGGTCAACCAGCCCTTGCGCAGGCGCACTGCTAGCGGTATCATATTCGGAAGTCATAGGCGCGGTTCCTTCGCGTTGATGATAGGGCGGAGCAGGCGCGCAAACACCTCTCCGCCCGACCTTTCTAACACACCCGCAACTGATTGCAAGCGCCTATGCGTAGTTCCCGAGGGTTGCTATTCGGGGTCGCTCCACACCACGCCATGCTGCGCCCCGTATGCGTAAAGCAGCTCGATCAATCCGGCGAATTGTTCTTTCGTCAGCGTTGAGCTGCGCAGGCCCACGGGAAAGACGCCTTGCCCTTCAATCGCTGGCAGAAATTGCATTTCCACACCTAGCGCGTTAAGAAACCGCAGCTTGATTTGCTCGGCAGTGAACGGGGTCATGTCCGGCACCTGGCGCTTTAGATCGGCAATCATGGGCCACAGCTTGCGGATCTGCTTATACAGCAACCCGAGAGCCTTGGTGCGCTGCATCTCGACTACGGGGTCTTTCCATATCGTCGCACGGCCATGATAGATTAGGCCCGCTTCAGTGTGCGCATTTATCAGATCGCCGCTAAAGTCTTGCAGCCCGATTGCTCCATCGCGGCCCTTGCGCATCGGCAAGTCGGTGCAATGGACGCAGGCAATACGCCCCGGCTTCATCACGCGCGTCAATGTGTATGCAGAACAATCAATCTGGTCTTTGCAAAAGGGCTGCACAATCCCTTGCTTTTCGACCTCAATAAGGATCTTCGCGCCACCCCAGAACGCCATTGCGCGAGCTTACAACTTACCGTGAAAGATAGATTTTTCTTTCACCCCGGAAAGCCGGTCGTTCATCTCGGAAACGACATTCCAGCCATTATCGATTAGAAAGGCAAGCGCAGTAGACAAGATAACTTCGACTTGTTCTGCGATCACCTTTCGAAAAGGAAAATCTTCGAGATGGTCAATGCGCTCGCACGCGCCCGCCATCTTTCCAGCAGCGACAATGAGCAATCTCGAAAATTCGCTGTTATTGACCTCTTTGCCGATCGCTATGAGCGATTTCTTGCTCAAGTCCATGTTGAGGATATTGGCGCAGGAAATGGCAATGATCAGGGTATCGACCGCGGTCTTCTTTACAACTTCGTCAGTTGGGCGGTCATTTAGGCGACCGGCATACTTTGCGAAATGAAGGGCCATGTGGCGCAAGCGGTCTTGCACCGAGAGCCGGCTAATCTCCCGATGGTACTTCTCGTCATGTTCAAATTGAGCCCACTGAATCGATGCCCAGTCGAGCACCGCGCCCATGCGATTGGGAGCCTCAGTGTTTATGACCGAAAGTGCCATTATGCATGTCCTTGAAGGATCGATGCGGCGATCATGCGCGTCCAACCCTACGTTCCTCCCGTCTTTGTCTCATTTTCACTTTCAGGAATCAAGATGATTCCCTTCGATCCCTAGTTGTGTCCCCAGCCACCGGGTTTGCAATTCGTCGCGGATCGCAAGCGAGGCCGCCGCATCTAACGTGAGGCCGAAGGTGCTCGCGTGGGTCGCAAAATCGTCTCTAAAGCCTGGCCTGCGTAGCTTTTCAGGATGCTGCTTTCGTCAAGAATGACAGCGCCAAATGTTTCAGGGTCAAGCTTGGGCAGGCGCTCATAGTTTGCCACCATAACGCCCGCGCCGACTTCGGATTGCTCGCGTATCTGGCGCGCGTCGATGCCAAACTTATTGCCCTCGCGCACCATCTGCCCAGCGACCGCGAGCGGCGTAAGGATAAGTGAAGGCTTGCCGGTTTCCTCGGCGCACTGGCGCGCAAATTCCAATTCAATAAACGACTTGCCTAGGCCGGTATCAAGGAACGCAGCCGACTTGCCCCGGCGCAGCGCAAAGTCCAACGCAGCGCGCTGGTGCGCCTTTGCCATCGGGTTCAATTCGTGCGGGGTAAATCCCTGCATCTGTCCGGCAACCGCGCGTGACGCAATAAACGCCCGATAGCGTTTTAGGTCGTCCGCAGCTTGCGCAGACGCATCGGTGGCGGTAATATCTTGGGAAGGCATAGGCGCGTGTCTCCGCGTTTGTGTTAGGGCGGGGCAGATGTTTGCGCATCACCCCGCCCGACTTGTTTAACATACCCGGAACCGATTGCAAGCGGCTATGCGGGGTCAGTCCATTGGACATCGTGCTGCGTCCCATAGGCGTAAAGCAGCTCGATCAATCCGGCAAATTGCTCTTTCGTCAGCGTCGAACTGCGCATTCCAACTGGGAACATTCCGCCGCCCTCAATCGCTGGCAGGAATTGCATTTCCACACCCAGCGCGTTAAGAAACCGCAGTTTGATTTGCTCGGCGGTGAACGGGGCCATGTCCGGCACCTGGCGCTTCAGATCGGCAATCATCGGCCACAGCTTGCGGTTCTGCTTGTCGGAGCGCGTGGCCTTGCCTAGCCTGCAAACCATGTCCGGCGAGGCTTCGTCGATAAGGCGCTTGGCGTAGGCTTTTTGGCTTGGGCCTAGCAGGAAGATATTAGCCATGTTCCGCCCTGTGTGCCTCTATCTCGCGCCTTACGGGGCTGGTGCGGATCAACTCGCCCATGATGGCTTGCACATCGTCGTCTTGCCAGAACGTGCGCTCCCCATGCCTATGTTGCGCAGCGTGGCAGGTCTTGCACAGCGGGACGGCTAAGTAATCGTGCGGCTTTTGCCCCATACCAGCGCCCGATCCCAAGCGAACGTGCGCGGCCTCAATCGGTGCCTCAGCGTCACAGACCACGCAGGCATGGCTGCGGACAAAGTTTAAGTGCCGTTGCGAGCGGAAGCGGCTTTCGCGCTTAGGTTTCTTGGGGAGTTTGCGGATTAGCATAGCCGTCTCCTAGGCTGTAAAGGTGGCAGACGCCAACGCGGCCCCGGTCTGCCAGCGGAGGGAGAGGGGGACCCGGCCCCACCGCGTCAGAAAGGCGGGATTTCGTCGTCCAAGTCGTCGAAGCCACCGGACTGCTGCCCGCGCCCGAGGTTCTGCCGGTGCTGTTCGTCACGCCGCCCGCCGTTAGGCTCACGCGGCTCGAACAGGTTGGCGACCACGCGGCCCTCGCTGTCAGGGATCGGCAGCGCGTCAAACACAAGCTGGATGCCTTTCGGGCCTTCCCATGCCGTGCCGATGCGCGTCCAGTAGGTCTTGCCGTCCTTGCCAGCGCGGGGGGTCATGATGTCTTTACGGTTGCTCATGTGTGTTCTCCTTAATATCCAACCGCAACAAAGCGGCGATGAATTGCGCGGACAGTCTCAACGTCACCCCGGCAATATTCTGCAATCCGTTCATGTTCGCCGCGCGCCCAAGCCTCGGCAACTTGCGAACCGTCAAAGTCGCCCTTGTTCCCGTCGATACCTAGTGCATCGGCAAGGTTGGCTTGGCTGATGCGGTCTTTCGGGCCTGACCATGCGACCATTGTGTCGAAAATATCTTGCGACCACGGCTTGATGTCGCGGGGGATAATTGACGGGATCGGCACGCCGAGAACGATTGCGCGGTTGATGATGAAACGCAAGTCGAAGCCGGTGATGTAGTGGCCGATGAAACGCACAACGCCGGGGTTGTCTGGCAACTGGTGGCGCAACGCTTCAAAGAACGCAATCAGGATGGTCTTTTCATCTTCCACCGATGTAGCGGACAATGCATAGGTAGGCCCGCCTGCGATTGAAAAGCCGATGCACACAATATGCCCTGCCGCAGGGTCAAAGCTGGTCTTGGCAATCTGCGTGTCTGCTTCCGCGTCTGCGTTCTCGGCAAGCCATTGCGCGATGCTTTCGGGCTTTTTGTATGACGCAGGTGCTTTGATGCCAGCGCGAACCTTGGCGCGGTATTCGGGCGACTGGTTCGGCACTGTCTCTATATCAATATACACGTCGATCATGCCACATCTCCCGCCAGAAACGCAGCGTCATCCGCAAGCGTGTCGTCTTGCTTGGCGCGCTTTTCCGCTGCCTTGTCGTTGACCCACTTCTTAGCGCGGTCAAACCAGGGTGCGGGCAGTGCCTTCAGGTTGGGCACCTTGGCGACAGCGAGGAAGTCGGCAACGGGAACGTCGAGCTGGTCGAAAAGAATTTGCAGTTCGTCAAGCTGTGCGTCGTTCACAGGCGGCGGTGCTACTTTCTCAGCGGGCGCGGTGGGGATAACTTCATGCGTGTGCGCGTCCGCGTCATTGTCACCTTCAGTCGGGATGGCAAACGTCATCAGCGCCGCGTATTTGTAAGCTGCCGACATGGCTTTGTTCGTGGCCTTGTCGCTGCTATCCATTGCCTCGCCCATTGTGCGGACAACGTGAATTGTGCCATCGTCTGCGCTCACGAAGTCGAACTCTGCCGTGACGATTGCGGAATAGATCGCGTTGCCGTTGCGGGTCTTGCCGCGATCTGACATTGTGTGTTCAACAATGCGGGGCAGGATGCAAAGCCCGTTATCCGCCATCAGCGGGGCGAGCGTGTTATACACCTCGTCAATGCCGCGAAAGTTGTATTGCGCGCCGGGTGTTTGGTTCTTGCGGCTCTTGCTGATGCCGATCTTCGCCAATTCGGCCTGCACCGTGGCAATCTTTTGATATACGTTTTGCGGAGGTTTGGTCTTGGTCTGCGTCGTCATTGCGGTTCTCCTACCGTGATGATAAACTGCCCAGAGCGTTCGCCATCAATCTCCACCGTGGGCGCGGCGAAGTGGCGGTCGTTAATTCCAATGGCTGCGGCGATGCCGTCCAAGTAGGCTTTTGCCGCCGAGACACAGTTATCCGCGTCTGGCGCTGGCCCCTTGGCCTTCGGTTTGATGATCAGGTGAACGGGGATCGGGCTATCGCCGACGCGCACGTTCGCCGCCTTGGCGGCCCATGCCGCTTGCTCGCGGGCCTTCTTGAAAGCCGCCGCCTTGAACTTGTGGTTAAGGGTGCGACCGTTCGGCCAAAGCACCTTCGGAGGAAACGGGAGGACAATGCCGCCGCACTTAACGCCGCCCGTGGTTAATGCGCCATCGCGGGACTGCGCTGCGATCAGGGGCGCGTTCATGCCACGGCCTGCACAGCATCCGCCAGCTTGGCGAGCGTAAGGGGGCGCTTGGGGGGCTGCTTTGTGCGCTCCCATGCGTAGAACGTGGATCGGGACACGCCCGCACCGTTCAGAAAATCGGACAGCGTAAGCCGCGCATCAAACGCAGCCTGGCGCACTTGTTCGGGGGTGATTGCGTTTTCCATAGCCAACCGATAGCCGCGCATTTGTTTCTAGTCAAGCGCACTGTTGTGCATTTTTGTGCTTGCAATGTGTTTTGGCTGCGTCTAATGATGGTGACACCAACACGGAGAAACGAGATGACCAACACCCCGCGCACCTATCGCCAGAAGTGGCTTGCGACGATCACGCTTGACGTGGATTGCTTCGGCAAGTCGCTGGCAGAGCCGACCGTGTATAGCTGGGAATGCTACAGCTATGCTCTGCCTCAGGTGGCCGAGAGCCATGCGCTGCACAATGCGCGGACGCAGTGGGTACACGGTCGCAAGTGGCCCAACAAAATCACTATCGTCCCGATGTTTGACGATCCCGATGGCTGCGATTTGTTGCTTGCCCCTGTTCGCAGCACTTACGGCATGGTGTCGGCATGAGCCGCACAGCCCAAAACGCCCGCGTCATGGACGCCGTTCTCGCAGACCTTGCGCCGTTCAAGCCCATCGCCGCTCCGGTTGACGTAACCGATGCAGATGCGTTTCCCGAGATTGCACGCGCAACAGCATCGCTTGCCGCAATGTCGCCGGAACGCCGCGCGGAACTCGAAAGGGACTGGCTGTGAGCAATCCAGACCCACAAGTTTTGCGGCAATTGCTAGATTATGACCCTGCGACAGGTGAATTGCGGTGGAAGCCCCGCACGGCAGAAATTGCGGGCGATGGCGGAAGGGCAAAGCAATTTAATTCGGCTCTTGCGGGGAAACCCGCCATGACTGCCAATTCAAACGGTTATCGCGTCGGTGGCATTCTTGGCACCCAATACCTGGCCCATAGGGTCATATGGGCGATGCATTACGGTCGCTGGCCCGAGACCCATGTTGATCACATCAACGGGGATAGAATGGATAACCGCATTTGCAATTTGCGCGAGGCCACATTTTCCCAAAACAACATGAACCGTGGGGCGCAGATCAACAACACGTCCGGCTTCAAGGGCGTTTCTTGGCATAAGCGCGCTAATTGCTGGCGCGCCGACATCAGGAAGAACGGCAAGCAAATCCATCTCGGCAGTTTCGGAACCCGAGAAGCCGCTTACGCTGCTTACTGCCAGGCGGTTGACCTTCATCATGGTGAATTTGGGAGAGCAGCATGACCCCCCAAGAGTTTGAACACATGCTCGACCTGATGGAGCCTGAGCAGCCCGATGATTGGGCGTTCTGGCGGGGTATGGGCTGGGGGCTTTGTTTTAGCGGGATCGCTTGGCTGGCAATTGGCGGCGGCATTTGGGCCGCGTTTAAGGGGGTGATGTGATGACCGCAGCCTACAACCTCGCCCGCATATTCGGCGGCACCCTGCTGCTATCATCCGGCCTGATCGTGATGGCCTTGATTATGGAGATTGCACGATGACTTACACGAATGGGCCTTGGGCTTGGGATACCGATCCTAACGGCGACCGCTGGATTATTGGCGACAAGTCAACATGGGTTCCGCGCATTGCTAAAATCCCGCGCTATTCGGAAATGCCGAACGAAGCCAACGCCCGCCTGATCGCAGCCGCGCCGGAACTGGTCGAGGCGCTGCGGGGGTTTGTCGAAAGCGCTCGCTATGACCCCACGATGGATGGGCGGGGCGCGTTCAAGGGTTGGGCACAAAGCGACCTTAAGCGTGCTGAAGTCACCGCCCGCGCCCTTCTCGCCCGTATCGACGGATGACGCGGCAACATCGCTTACCGCTATCTGCGGTTTATGAAACACGATGCTTCCATTGTGGGGGAGACGAAGCATGAGTAAAATTGGAAACCACCGCATCGAAATCCAAGAAACCGACGCTTACCGCTTTGGTTGGGAAAGCGCCGAACGTGGTGAGCGCCGCCCCGATTGGGAAACATGCGCAATAGGTGATTTGGAAACCCTGCGCGCGGCGCTTTTGGGCTATGAAGATTACCATAATCAAGAGCGCAGTCTGTGACCGATCCTGACATTCAAGAGACGGTGCAGGCGTTTGGCTCGGAACTGTTGTTCGCTGTTGCCGGTCTTGAGTCACAAACAATCGGCACAAGGGCCGTTTTTGAAATTGAATGGCGGGGCAAGCGGCGCATCGTAACCGTTGAATCCGCCCGAAAGGAGCAACCCGCATGACCGAACGCGAAACCCTGCTGGCAGAGATTGCCGAGCGACAGGCCCGACTTGCTGAGATCGACGCCGAGCCGGATTACGAGGCATGGCGACCGGCGCTTGAGGCGTATTACATGAGAGACGGAGAGCTCGACCTGACGTGCGACCCGTTAGACGAAATTGACAAGGCTAACATCCGCGGCCTCATCGCAGCCTTCGCCAAAGCCCCGCCGATGGGTGAGTGCCAGCCACGGTGGCCGAGTGAAGCAGAGTTGGATGAGATGGCTCACGAGTCATCGGAATGGTGCAATTCTCTTTATGCAGCCGCGAAGCAAATGGCCCGCCGCATCCGCGCCTATCAGACGGGAGAATGACATGACCGAACAAGAGCAGGTGCAGGTGACGCAAGCGGATCGGGATGCTGCGGCATTCGCATGGGCGCGTTGGCACAGCACGGACACACTTGCAGAAGCCTTCGCCCGCCACCGCCACACAGCGACAGCCGAGGCGCTGGAAGCAATGCGGGAGGCGCGGGAGGCTTTGCGCGAATATGCCTGCCACGGTGGGGCAGAAGCTCCGTGCCGCAGAAGCAAAGAACAGTGCCGGACGGACTGTGGCAAAGTTGCAGGTGATGCGTTCACCCGCCTCACCGCCGCCATCGCCAAGATTGAGGGAGACGCTGAGTGTGATGGGCGCGCTCTTGCCGCTCTTACCTATCAGGACGGACAAAGGAGTGCCCCCGATGGAGGAAATTGAGATAGTCGTGCCATATGGCAACCCAAACAGCGCCAACCATATCAGGGCGCGCAAGGCAGTAACGACGCTTTGCGGTCGCAATTCCTACGGGTGGAGCGTCACTGGAGCAGCCTTAAAAGACGTGATCGAAAGCGGCTTCACTTGCCGTCGCTGCGCCGCCGCAATCGCAGACACAAAGGGAGAACAGCCATGAGCCGCACCGCCCTGAACATTTTCGCTACGGCCAAGCCCTCGCGCTGGTATCACGGCCCTATTCAGCCGATGTCCCGCGAGGATGCCGAGTTTTGGAAACTGCGCCAGGAGCGCGAACGGGAGAAACGGGCATGACCGAGGAACTGGTGAAGCGGCTGCGTTCTGGTCGCTGGCTAGGCGAAACGACAGGCAAAGAAGCCGCCGACGCTATCGAAGCCCTGCAAGCCAAAGTGGAGCGGTTGACCTACGACGGCATCCACACTTGCCACGACGACTGCCCGCGCCTGCCGTGTGTACAGCGGCGGGAGATCGAAGGGCTGCGGGCCGAGGTCGAGCGGTTGCGTAAGGCGTTGCGAGCTTGTCGCCGTGCTGTTTCAGCCGGTCGTGACGAACCGCGTCTCAATGTGCGCGAGATTGTGGATGAGGCGATTGAAGAACATCAACGCCACCTGATGAACGAGCTTCAAGCGCACAAGGATGCGTTGGCGCAGGCGGCTCCGAAGCCATGACCCGCGCCATATCTTGCGCATTAAGCAAGATAGCGCGAACGTTATGGCGCACCCGAACGGGAACTAAACCCGACAAAATCGCCCAAGCCCCAGAAGATGCACCCGAACGGGAACCGGCTGGGTCGGATTATTTGAGCGTCTGGAAAGGAGAGCAAGATGACCCGCCGTGTCTTAGTGCCTAGCGTCGAGATTGAGCGGGTGCTGAACCTTGCCCAAGAGCGCGGGCTAACCCTCCAGCAACTCCAGCAGCAAGCGCGCCTCGGCGGCATTCTCGCCTGACCCGCAAGCTCGCACTATGTGAAGGCAAAGCAACTCAATTGCTATCTCCTTGCGCCGACCCATGGCTGATTGCTCGACCACATCGGCAACGTGGCGGATTTTGTCGGCGGTTGTCACGCTGCGGCTTTGCGGCGCTTCCACGCGAGGAAGTCAGCGCCCTCAAACGGGTCTAGGAAGCAGGTGACCGCGTTTAATTTGTCTGCATCAGGGTCAATTATTGCGATCCCAGACGCGCCGTATTGATGCGAGCCAAACTGGTGTAGATCGGCATAGCTATCGATAAATTTATAACCACGAACACGCATCCCATTGGCCACAAAATCGCGGTGCGCGTTTTCGTGCTGGAACAGCCCGCAGTTGTGATGGTGGCCAGCTACATACAGATGCGCCCAGTCTTCCATCTGCGCCGCCCGAAGCGGGCCGTGCATCGGGTTCCAAATGCTGTTGCCCTTGAAGTTGTGGGCAGCCCAGAGACGGATTTGTTTGCCGTTGGGGCTAACCATTGTGACCTTGGCCTGCCAATCCTCCATGGTCACATAATTCGGGCGAATGCCTTCAAAAAAGTCTCGCCCTACAGGGCCATCCCACATGTCGTGGTTCCCATGAAGCCAAAGGAACCATGGGATACCTCTTTCGGCCAGATAGTGCTTCACAAGCCTTTTGGCGTTGTGTGCACCCATCTCTTGGTTGGCGTAAAGCTTTGCCAAGCGACCAACCCAGTCGTTCGTAACGTCGCCGATATTGACAGCATACAGGTGTTCGGTGCGAGCCATAAGCTCGCAATGATCCTCCCACAGCGGGAGATTGCAGCCGTCATCATCGAGGTGCGGATCGCCCACGAACATCAGCGCGTAGGGGCCATGCGTCGGCACGTTGAACCGCCGCCAGCGTTTGGCCAATACGGTCGCGTGCTTGCGCTCAAAGGCGCTTTTCTTGTACGTTACAAGCTGCTCAATCGGCAGGTCAGGGTCGGGCAAGGGTGTGGCCTGCGGAACCTCGGGCGCGGGTGCCTCGTGGATCATCCCCCGCGCTTTGGCCATGCGCAACCTGTCTTGCAGGGCGCTGCGCGATATGCCTAGTGCCTCCGATGCTGCCCGCTGGTTTGCTTCATTTGCCTGATAGGCGTTGACGGTTTCAATCAGGGTATCATCGCTGAGTGGTGGTGTTGGCACATGGCTTACTCGCGTTGTTTCTGGGATAGGCTGATCAGGTTACCTGTTGCGCACCCGGTAGCGGACGCTGCGCTCGTCAATCCGGCCTTGGCTGGTCGTGATCTGGCAGGTCACGACATAATCCGCGCCCGCAGTCCCGCCGCTGATGCGATAGGAAACCACGCCGGTTGCTTGCGTCACCTGATCTACGGTGATGCCAACCGTGGCGGTTATTGATTGCGCGGTGATTGTTTCGCCGTTTTGAAGCCAATCTGCCCAGTTGATCCCGTGGCGCAAAGTGGCCTGCGGGTCTTTCGGTGGTGCGGTGAATGTGTAGTTCATCAAGCGGCCTCTTGTATGACGATGAAAACGGTCTGCTCAGGCTCGACAGTGAAGACGGTCTGCTCGGACTCGACAGTGAAGACAGTCTGCTCGGGCTCGACAGTGAAGGTGAGGCTCGGAGCGAAAATAACGAAATCGCTATAGCTGCCAAGCGCGCTTGCCGTTGCGACCAGCGTTAGGGCAGGAGCGACCGCCGCGCCGGAACCCTCGACAGGCTGGGCCGCAGTGGAACCGTCGCCCGATGCAACCGGCTGCGATAGAGACAGCGCGGGGGCGACAGCGGCACCAGTGCCAGTGACACCAGAAACGACAAACTCGCCAGACGCGGATGCGACCGGAGCGTCGAGTGTCAGGGCTGGGGCGACAGCAGCAGCCGTGCCGCTGACCGGCGCGATATGTGCTGCCGCGCCGTCAGCCGTGGCGGATAGCGTCAGCGCGGGGGCCGTGGCCTCGGCGGTGCCGGTAACGCCTGCTGCGACAAAATCACCACTTGCGCTGGCAACAGGCGCGTCGAGCGTGAGGTTCGGCGCAACTGCGCTGGCCGTGCCTGTAACGCCTGAGACGACAAACTCGCCAGACGCTGCCGCCGCCGGATTGTCGAGGGTAAGGTTCGGCGCAACCGCCACGCCTGTGCCGGTGACGGGATCGACGGAATAGTCCCCCGCCGCCGAGGCCACCGGAGCGTCGAGCGTCAGAGCCGGAGCGATGGCTTCGGCAGTGCCGGTAACGGCAGCGCCAAACGTGCCCGAGGCTGATGCGGTCGGCGCGTCAAGCGTCAGGTTCGGCGCAACCGCCGCACCTGTGCCGGTGACACCGGATACGACATACTCGCCGGAAGCCGCTGCGGTAGGCGCATCAAGCGTGATCGCAGGGGCGATAGCCTCGGCGGTGCCAGTGACACCGGCAACCGTATATGCACCGTCGCCCGCTGCGGTAGGCGCATCAAGCGTCAGGGCAGGCGCAACAGCATCGCCCGTGCCAGTGACAGCATCAACCGCATAAGCACCGGAAGCCGATGCAACAGGTGCATCAAGCGTCAGGTTCGGCGCGACAGCTTCCGCGGTGCCGGTAATGCCCGCGACCGTGAAAGCGCCGTCGCCCGCAGCGGTAGGCGCGGCAAGCGTCAGGTTCGGCGCAACCGCTGCACCCGTGCCAGTTACACCCGCGCCGCCAATCGCCGTAACCGTAAACGTGCCACTGCTGTTGAACGTGTGAACCGTGTCAGAGCCAACGGTCGTGACCGTCCCGCCCGTGGCGGTCATAGCAGCCGTGGCGTAGCGGAGGATGACTACGCCAGAGCCGCCTGCGCCGCCAAACCCTTGTCTTGCGCCGCCGCCACCCCCGCCCGTGTTGGCTGTGCCAGCGCCACCAGTTGCGTTGTCCGCGCCAGCACCGCCACCGCCGCTGCCACCTAGGCCAGAACGCCCAGCGCCGCCCCCGCCTGCATAGGTAACAGCCGAACCACTGATTGATGAGCTAACACCCGCGCCGCCATCACCGCCGATAGGCGCAATGGTTCCCGCGATACCGTCGCCGCCAACCGCCCCCGCGCCGCCCCCGCCACCAGCGATGAAGTTTTCATCTCCGGTGCCAAGATCGCCGCCCGCGTTGCCTTGCCCAGATGTGCCGGAACCGCCAACGCCGGTTGTGCGCCCCCCGCCGCCGCCCGAACCGCCCGAAGCGCCGTCAGGCGTATCCAGTGCGTTACCGCCGCCACCGCCAATAGCGATCAGGCTATTGAACGACGAGTTGCCGCCGTTGCCGCCACGGTCAGTGTAGCCCGAACTTGCAGGAACGCCGCCAGCGCCGACCGTGACGGTGTAAGAACCCGTCGCCGTGATGGATGAAGTGCCGGTGAGTAAGCCACCCGCCCCGCCACCGCCGGACGCAAGCCCGAAGTCACCCCGGCCACCCGCCCCACCGCCAGCGACGATCAGGTGCTGGACAGTAACAGCGCCAGACGCGGGTGTGGGGATCAATTCATCCGCGAACCAACCTTCCGGCAGAACCTTGGCGCCAAACCAAGCCTTCGGGTCTAGGGTTGCATCGAACGCACCAAAACGGGCCATCGCTTACTCCTCTAGCAGAGGATCGGGCTCAGGCTCTGGTGGCGGCGGGGCTAGCCATTCGCCACCAGCATAGAACCATCCCGGCCCGACATATTCAGGACATTCGATCTCATCAATGCCATCAGGCAGATGGTTCCAATACGTCACGCCGTCCCAACGGCAGGTGTTCCACACCCAGCCATCCGCGACACGCACCAAGGCGAATTTCTTCCCGCTCACCATGATATGATAATCCCGAAGCCCGCGCCGCCGTTGCCACCTTTGCCACCGACGCCGGGGTTCATGCCGACACCGCCGCCCCCACCACCGCCGCCACCTTTGCCGCCATTGCCGCCCGCCGCGCCTGCCGTGGATGCCGTGACAGTTGTGCCGCCCCCGCCCCCACCTGTGCCGCCTACGATGCCGTCAGTGTCAACGCCGTTTTGGCCTGCCGTGGGCGATGCACCGCTCGTGCCTGCCGCGCCACCAAGCCCGCCCGCCGTAGCGCCAACGCTGTTGCCTGTGCCGCCGCCCGCCGTAGCGCCTATGTTTGCCGGGACGTTACTGTGACAACCGCCCGAGCCGCCACCGCCGCCGCCAAACCGGGCATTGCCGCCCGCCACCATCACAGGCACGGTTGCGCTGTTGCTCGATCCACCCCCGCCAGAACCGCCTTCCCATGTTGGGCCAAACGGCGATGAGTTGCTGCCGTTTGTGGGTTGCCCGGAAGCCGCCGAGGCGTTCACAGCCCCTTGATTGATGCCATGAAAACCTGCGCCGCCGCCGCCCGTAGTAGCAAGAGCACTGGTCTGACCGCCAGTTCCCGCAGCCCCGCCATAAGCAAACAGCAACGTATAGGTCGATGCGCGGGCAGCCGAGTATCTTCCATCAGCGCCAGTCGTGCCAGCTTGACCAGCTAACCCGCCAGGGCCACCGCCGCCGCCAGCGCCGATAATCACACGAAATTGTTCAGGCAGTTCATCGGTCAGATAAAGCTGGCTGACGCACGCGCCCCCGCCACCGCCCGAGCCGCCCTTAGCGACAGCGGCAGTTGCGAGCGAGGCACCGCCACCGCCGCCACCGCCTCCGCCCCACAGCCGGATCAGGGTCAGCCCGGTGCGCGGGCCTGCGGGTTTAGTCCAAGTCCCGCCGGGAGCGTCAAACGTCTGGATGTTAGCCGAGGGGAACGGCGAAGCTACTCGCCATCCGCATTTCTCGTCAAAGGTCACGCCGGTCTGCGCTGGCACAGACCCCGCCCACAGATCGGCAACAGTCGTGCCGTCAGTGTGGCGGATAACGATGTTCTGCGCCGCCGTGGCGTGGTCGTTAAACACGCTCAGGAACTTGATCTTGCGCGTGGTCGATGCACCGGGACTAGCCACAACGTCCGTCGTGGTTGCCGCCCCAATGCTGGTGTCTGTGCGGTCTGGCGTTACAGTCGTGCCAGACAAGTCCGTGAAGGTCGCATGAACATGCACCGGGTTTGCGCTCGATGTCACGACCTGCAATTTGTCGGAGGTGGATGCCAGATAGATCATCGCGTCACCACGAAATCACGATGCAGTAGCCATCACCGCCGACGCCGCCCGCGCCGCCAAGGCCCGGATTGCTGCCACGGCCACCGCCGCCGCCACCACCACCGCCAAGCCCGCCTGCGCCGCCCGCAGCGCCGCTTGTAGAAGCCTGCACAGTCGATCCGCCACCGCCGCCGCCCGCGCCGCCAGTGTTGCCGTTAGTCGGCCCGCCCGCATCACCGGGCTGCGGTGCTGGGCCAGAAAGGCCGCTTACACCGCCACCGCCAGCCACAGAACTAAAGCCGCCGCCAGAAGACCCGGTAATCACAGCAGGAACTGCGGACGTTCCGCCGCCCGATCCGCCGCCACCGCCACCGAACAGCGACCCGCCGCCCGCCGTCACCGCTGCCGCTGCGGACGAACCTCCCCCACCGCCGCCGCCCAAATGGGCGTAGTGGGAGCTACCAGCGCCAATCGTCCCGGTGATTCCTTGAATGTCGAACCCCGGCCCTGTCGATGTTGGCTGTCCGCCGGTACCGGCAATCGCAGCAGACGCCGATGTGCCTGCGGAGTGACCACCCCCGCCGCCGCCACCACCAGTTGCAAGCGCGGAGTTTTGCCCGCCTCTCCCGCCGCCGCCACCATAGCCGGTCAGCAGCGCGCCGAATGTCGTGTTGCCCCCAACGCCGCCGTCACCGCCTGACCCGCCCGCCGTCGCGCCCGTGCCTGCCGAACCGCCTGCGCCAATGGTCACGCTTACCGTATCGCCAAGATCACTGGCGCGGAAAATGCGCTCAACAAAGCAGCCCCCACCGCCGCCACCGCCGCCTTTGGTAACGGTCGCAGTCGCCAGAGACGATCCCCCACCGCCGCCACCGCCTGCACCCCAGACGCGAGCCATAACCACCGCAGGAGTAAAGCTGGTCGGCTTGTTCCATGTGCCACTGGCGGCAAATATTTGGATATTCGTGGGCCGCGAATTGCCGGTTACAGTCCAGCCCTCGCCCTCAACATAGACAATCCCCGACTGCGCGGGCAGCGACACCGCATACAGGTCAACCGTGGTCGTGCCATCCGTGTGCTGGATAGTGACCTTGTTCGCGTCCGTCGTGCTGTCGTTCCAGATGTTGACGAATTGCACGGCACGCGAGGTCGAAGCGGCAGGGCTCGCCACAATGTCAGTCGTGGTCGCGGTCGAGATGGATGTATTGAGCCGCCCCACCGTCACCGCACCGCTGGCGAGATCGGCAAAAGCCGAATGGACGCGAACATCGCCCGCCTGCGCTGTGACTAGCCGCAGCGTGTCGGATGTAGAATTGAGTAGGATCATACGTCGCTCCTCTTATCGGCCACTTGGGCCTCCTATTAGGCGTAAGAGGCGGTCTGGGTGACGGTGAGCGAGGTGACGGAAACCGAGCCGCCCGCCACGATCTGACCGCCAGACAGGTTCGACAGGTTCAGTTCCTGACCCGATGCGCCCGCCGTGCCCTGATAGACAACGGTCGTGCCGTTTGATGCCAGCAGCCGGAAGAAGGTCGGCGTGCCGGTCGCGTCCGCGCTGGTGTCAGCCGAGATGGCGTTGGCGGTGGCAACACCCGAAGACGCCGCGCCAAACGCGGTTGCGCCGAGGGTCAACTGCGCCAGCAGCGTGTTGCCCGAAAGCGCGCCGTCAGCATTCGCCGGTGCGGTGCCCGAGTAAATGCGCAGGCTTCCGTTGTTGACGGTAGCAGTGATGGCATTAAGCGCCGCATCGCGGGCAGCGTTCGCGCCAGTGGTGCGCGAGGCAGAAGCAAAAGTTCCCATGGGGTAATTCCTTTCGTGAAAATCAGGGCTTGATGTGAAACTGCCGCTCGACCCATTCGATCAGCGCGCCCAGTTGGGTCGCCTGCTGTTCTGCGATCTCGCGGCAGTGGATTTCAGTGGTCAGGTCTGGGGCAGGAAGTGCTCGACAGTCGGGCGCTGCATCAGTTCGGGCGGCGGGGTCGCCGGTTTCGGGCACTGGCAAACCACCGGACGCACCTCCAACACTGGCGCGGGCTTGGGCTTGCAAGCGGGCAGCGCGAGCGCGAAGGTCAGCAATGCGGCGGCTGTAATCTTGGCGGACTTCATCGGTGATCTCCTCTTGACGGGCCACAACGCGGGCCAGTCGTTCGGCTTCCATGTGAGCGGCTTCGGCCTGCGCGTCCTCGTAAGCGCGCTTCGTGGCGATGTGGCGGGCTTCGGAAAGCTCCAGGTCAATGCGGATCGAGCGAACCTCGCCTTCAAGTTCCTTGGCGTAGGGCTTCCATCCCTGCGGGCCGATGGTGCCGATCAGCGGAAGCTGGATCCGAAAGCCTTCAAGCCGCACGGTCTGGGTGCTGCACCCGACAACGGCGACAAGCAGTAACAGAGCCGACAGCCCCAGCTTGATGCCGGTCAGGGCGTATCGCGGCGCGAGCCACGGCGGGAGAGGCGGCAGCATCAGAAACTCCAAACCCATTGCGCGGCTTTCACCAGCACGGTTGCGATGGCGAACAGCGCCGCCCCCGCGCCAAGCAGCGACAGCACGGCGAACGCGGTGAAGGCCACGATGGCCTTGCGCTCTTGCTCAGGGCTGGGGAGCATCGTCACAGCCCCTTCAAGCACAGATCGCGCTCGCGCTGGCGGCGCAGGGTCAGACCGCGCACTTCGCGCCCGCCCGCCTTATTCCAACGCAAGAACGCATCGCATCCGCCGCGCCAGTCGCCCGCGTTGAACCGGCGGGCAGCGGTCGAGCGGCAGAAGCCAGTGGTGCCGATATTGTAAGCAAGGCTCACCGAGGCGACGAGCTGGTTCTGGCGCTCCGGTCGGGCCAGCGCCGGCACGCAAGCGAGGACGGGCTTGGCGTGCGCGACCAGCTGCTGTTCGAGGCGCCGGGTGCAGCCCGCTTCGGTTTCCGCCATGCCAGGGCGGACGTTCTTCGTGTCGCCGTCGCAGATCGTCCACACGCCCACGATGTCGGCATAGGCGCGCAGATATTGCGGGCCGCTGACGTGCTTGACGACAAGCGCGCCGTCATCGGTGACGCTCGCTTCCACCTTGCGACCGCTTTCGTCATGCGGGAGCATCACGGCCAAGGCAGCGGCAGCGGTTGCCCCCACCAGTGCGACAAGCGCGCTCTTGGGCGAAACGTCCGGGTCAGGCTGCTGTGCCATCGGGCTTGCTCCCCTGCTGCCACAGTCTCAGAACGGTCGGGCCGAAGAACGCCACCGCGCCCACAGCCACGGCAGCAACCGCGCGCTGCGTTGGATCAGTCGGCATGAAGTTGATGATGCCAAGCAGCAGTTGCGGATTGGACGCGAACGCCGTGACCACAGCGCCAATCAGCGCGGCAAGCTGCACGCTCGAAAACCGCCACGCCTTGCGCCACTCGGGGATCAAATGCTTGTCGAGCCAGTCAATCATAGGTCGTCCCTTTCCTTGCCAAACAGCCCTTGAACGGTGTCGGTTTCGTAGATGCGGATTGTCGTCCAAATGATGGTCAGGATCGCCGCGACTGCGGGAAGAATGCTGGCAAGCGAACCGAGCAGGGTAGCTATCGACAGCACATCCCCCGCCATTTTCAGGTTTTCGGGCAGGTCGTGGAAGGGGTCGTTCATGCCGGCAAGTCCTTGCTCATAACAATTTCGTTCTCGCGCCAGACCACCCATTCACCGGGCGCGCAGATGCGCTCCGCCGCGCCGTTCTCCACGGCGGCAATTGCCTGTTCTTTTGTCATGCTTGTCGCCTCAGGTTGCGATGACGGTGACATCAAGCGAGTTGGACATGGTGCTGATGGTGCCGGTGCCCGACGTTCTCTGTAAGTCCACAGTCACCGTGACCGTCCCAGACGAAACGCTATGAACTGCATCGAACAGGTCTGAGTAGTCCACCAACTGAATGACACCGCCTGAAACCGTGTTCTGCGAGGCAGACGTATCCACCGTTGTGCCATTAATCTGGACGCGGGCCTGATGGTCACAAGTTCCAGTCCCAGACGAAACATCAATCCGGTTTCCACCTGACAGGCCAATGTTGTTGAAGAACAATCGACCAGTGGGGCAGCCTGTCAGCGTCAAGGTGATAACGTTCGTCCATGCACCCGTGTTGCCGACACCAGAACTGGAAGTCGTGTTGCCAGTCTTGGCGGAAACCACCCCGCTAGCCGGCGTCGGGACGTAGGTGACATTCACCGCCAGATCGGTCGCGAGGCTATCGGTGTGCGTGTAACGCACTGCATAGGCACCAGACTGGACGATGCCCGAAAGCGTCACCGTGCCAGTGCTGGAACTGATGCTTGCCGAACCTGCGCCAAGGTTGGACGAGGGCAGCGACCATGTGCCGCCCGTCAGCGTAGCGGTGCCGCGCTTGGCTGTATGCGTCACGGTGCGGTTGCCGGTGTGGCCCGCCTCGCCCTGCTTTATCTCGATGCTCGGGAACTGCGGCTCAATGCTGCGCTGGGCGGTGGCGGTGATGTCAGCCGATGTCCGCCAGTTGGAGCCGTCCCATTGGTAAATCTCGCGCGTGTCGGTTGCGTGGTATTCCTGCCCGATGAACTGGCCCGAGGCAGGCCGCGCAGAAAGCAGCCCCTGAAGCGCGCTGCGGCGGTTATCGACGCTGATACTCGCAGTCCCGATGCCGTTGATGACGCCGCTTCCGTCGATGGTGATGATGTTGTTCGGGTCAGCCCCGTCGCTGGCGTTCGGGCCCGGAGTGAACGGCGGATGCGTAGTCTGGCCTGTTGCCGCCGAAGTGACCATCGGTTCAAGAAAGCCAACCTGCAACTGCCCCGCGCCTGCCGATTGCGCGCTTATTGCTATTACGGCGCTGCGTGCGCTGGCGGGCACAGTTGAAAAACCAGAGAATCGGCCCGACGCCTCACTCACCCCTAGCAAGGCCGTCGCTATGGATGTGCTACCAACTTGATTATTTGCTGCATCCCGATAATCGACAAAAAGCAGCCAATTAATAGGGTTCGGGCCGCTAATAGAAAACGCCTGAAGCAAACTTGAAATTGAAAGTCGCTCACCGGGAACCACGGGGAAAGGAGGATTATTAAACAAGAAATGAAATTGTCCGCTTGCCGTAAAGGTCGGCTGCGAAACGATGAATTGCCGCCCGTCGAATGTAATCGGGAAAGGGTTTCCGCCGATAGGAGCGCCAGAGCCGCTCCACCCGCGCCCACCTTCAAACCGCGAGAACGGCACGCGGTTAGCGTTGCCAAGTGGCAGCAGGTTGTTGTTCACCGGGATGCCGGCAGTGCCGATGCCATTGATGACGCCGCTTCCATCGACAGTGATGTCGCTGTTCGGTTGGCCGAGGCTATCAGCGCGGCCCGACGAATAGCGCGGTGCGGTCGTCTGCCCTGCTGCAATTTTCGACAGCATTGGCTCGGTGAAGAAGATGTAGGGCTCGCTCTCGCCTGTCCCCAGCATCCGCATCATCGGGATGGCCCACCGCGCATTGGCGGGTGCGGTGTCCACGACAGTCAAAAGGCCAAAGTTAGCCGGATCACCGTTTTGCGCGCCACCGGGAGTCCCGCCCGATGCTGACGGTGCGTAGGCTATCCACGCGCCTGCCCCGTCGAAAAAGAGCATGAACAACTGGAACGTGCAGCGGTGCGGTGCAGCAAGGACAGTCGCAGCAAGCCTGTCCCCCTGCACCACAGGCATGGCAAATAAGGGGGCATTGGCAATGCTGGCCCCGCCCCAAAGGGCATTAGGCGCGAGATCAGCGACAGCACCCGCTGCGAGCGTTCCTGGCACGTTCGCCCACATCACATTGCGCTGCCCGAACCAATTGGTAGGGGTTCCCGGCAAGTTCACGCCCCAATCGGCTTCAAATGCGCCGCCCCGCCAGCGCCACCCGAACTTGCCGCGTGTGAAGTCGCTGTTGACCACCGCATTGCTGCCGCTGGCATCCCGATCCACCCGCACCAGCGTGATCTTGTCGGTGATCCCGCCCAGCGTGGCCGTAACCGTCACCTGCCGGTTCGCGCCGAAATTGGCGACCGAAAGCGTGCGCGTGTTGCCCGAGCCGCCCAGCGTCACCGAAGGCGAGGTTGACCAAGTGGCCGTGCCGCTCAGGTTATTCAGCAGCGCCTCAAGCGTGATCGTCTGCGAACTCGGTGCCGCCGCGCCATCGGTGAAGGTGAACGCCTGCGCGTCAACGGTCAGTTGCAGCCTCGGGCCGGTCACGCCCTGCTTCGACTTCGCCAGCGTGTAGGTGCGGTCGTAGTTCACGCCCGCCCACGCCGCGCGGATCGTCGCCGTCGCCAGATCAACGCCGGGGTCGCTCACCGTGTAAACGCCGCTACTGGAATTGATGCTGATCCAGCTTGGCGATGCGGGTGTCTGTGCCGCAATCGAGAAGGTCGGGGTCAGCACTGTTTCGCCGCGCAGCAAGCGCATTGTGCCGCCCGCGCTGCTGTAATCCCCGCCGCTGCCATCCGCAGCCGTGGCGACAACGTGCGCCTCGTTGCTCACGATCACGCTGATGCCGGGAAGCCCGTCCGCCCCCGCAGGCCCGCTGCCCGCATTCGCCAGCAAGGCCCACCGCGCCACATCAGGCGGCGCATTGCCCGTGCTGCTCGCCACAATCAACTGATAGGACGAACCCGAGAACAGCACGCTATCGCCGCGCACATAGGTCGTGCCCGCCGCATAGGTGCCGCGCGGGACGTTGCGGGTCGAGCCAGCCTCACCGGGCTGCAATTCCTCGGCGGTGCGGCCGTCATCGAACTCGACATCGACCGCGCGCGGGGTAATCGCCGCAGCCGCCAGTAGGTCGCGCTCTTCGGTCGTCTGCAACAGCGTCGGGGTCGGCGGGGGAGATGCAACCCTGCCCAAAGCGAAGTCATGCTTGCCGGGGGTTTCAGACTTGAGCGACAGCGACACCGCAAGGCTCTGCGGATTGAGGCTGCGCTGGTTAATCACCGCCAGCCCGTCATAGGCGACAAGGCTGCTGTCGATCTCGATGCAATCGCCAGGACGGTAAAAGCGCCAACTTGCCTTGGCCTGCAAGTCCATCGGGCCGATTTCGCGGCTGTCCGTCATCGCATAAGCGGCCAACTCGCCCGCCTGCGCCGCATTCGTCACGCCGTTGAGCGGGTAAACCTGTGTTAGCTTTGCGCCGCCGTCTTCGGTGCGATAGGTGGATCCGACAATTTCCGCCGCCGTGATCTGCTGCCAGTTATGATCCGGCGAGACGTATTGCGGGCGCACGCCGTTCATCCGGTCGCGCACGGTCTGCACCGCATCAGTGCCGCCGCCAGCATCAAGAATATCGTCATCGGTCAGCGTGGCAAGCGCAAGGCGCGGACGGTGCCAATCGAACGACAGCAAGCCGCCTGCCTGATACCAGCGCGCGCCGCCCGCTGCACAAAGGTCGTCAAGGTTGCGCACCCGCTGCTCGCGCAGGTTCGCGCCCGTGCCGCCTTCGGTCAGGATCATGTTGACCGTCCACTCGTTCGCATCGCAGTCATTCGCCCAATCGACGATTGCTGCCATGTCGAGCGTATCGACAGGCTGGCCGAGGCCGAACACGCGGACGCCGTTCTGAAACCGCCCGAGGGCATAGGTCACGGCATGGCAAGCGGGGTTGCGGTTGTAGACGTAGGTACTTTCGACACCAGCACGGCAGGCACCGGAGCCGCCCGGATAGGTGCTGTCCTGCCGGGGGTCATAGACCCTTTCGCCATCGCACAGCGCCGTGTAGATCGGCAGGCCCGAGGCAAACACCTTGCCATCGCGGTCAAAATTGAAATTCAGCCCGACATGGGCGCAGCCCGACAGGCGGCTCGAGGTCGTCCATCCCGGCGCGGCACCGTAGGGCGGAACCAGCGCAGTCGTTTGCGGGCGCGTGCCGAGGTTCTGGACGCTGTTGAAGAACCCACCGAAATAGCCGTTGTCGATAAGGGCAAAATCGAAATACTCGCCCACGATGCCCTGAATTGGCCCGACGCCAGACAGGACGCGCACCTGCCAGCGGAAGGGGTTAGGCACCTTCTTGAGCGTAGCACCATAGGCGACATCGTGGCGCATCACGCCGCCCGTCATTACCTGCCCGACGATGTATGGTCGCGGCGGCTCGATGTCGATCACGACTTGTGCTGGCGAACCGCGCGCGATTGGCTTGGGCGCGGTGAGTTGTGAGGCGGCTGAAGCCACACCTGCGGTTGTGCTGGCAATCGCTGCAATGGTGCCAATCTTGACGCCCGCGACAACAACGGCAGACCCCGCGACCGCGCCCACACCCGTGGCGATTAGCGCAGCGGCGGCGGCGATGGTGGCAACGGTGCGAAGGGTCTTGCTCATAGTCGCCAAGCCCCCGTGCAAAGCGCATAGCCCTCATCGGTCAGCCGCGCGATCTGGCACTCGGCTGCATCCTCATGCCAGCCAATCACCGCGCGTAGCTGC